GGATACATGGGTGTGTCTGCTTGGATGAGTAGAAGGACGTAAGAAATGATTGAGCAACTTATTGGCCCAATTACGGGTCTGTTAGATAAATTTATTGAAGATAAGGACCAAAAGGCTCTTTTAGCCCATGAAGTAGCTACTATGGCGCAAAGACATGCTCAAGAGCTTACTATTGCCCAGATCGAGGTAAACAAGACCGAAGCGCAGAGCCGGAACATTTTTGTAGCGGGTTGGCGTCCTTTTGTTGGTTGGACTTGCGGTATTGCCCTAGCTTGGCACTTTGTAGGTTTGCCTGTTACTTTGTTTATGACGTCGATGTTCCAAGTTGAGACGCCCCCTCTTCCTGAGTTTGAAATGGAGAGTTTGATGACGGTTCTTCTTGGTATGCTTGGACTAGGTGGTCTACGCACTTTCGAGAAGACAAAGGGTTTGACTAAATGACGTTTAAACTTTCGAAGCGTAGTCTTTCTCGGTTGGAGGGTGTTAACCCTGATCTTGTTCGCGTTGTTCACAGGGCTATTCAAATCACGCCGGTTGACTTTGGTGTGACTTGCGGAGTTAGAACGCTTGAAGAGCAAAAAAAGCTTGTAGAACAAGGGGCTAGCCAAACCCTCAAGTCAAAACATTTGGAGGGGCTGGCGGTTGATCTGGTGGCTTATGTGGGCAGCCGTGTTTCTTGGGAGATGGCTCTCTATGACAAGATAGCGGATGCGATGCATACGGCGGCCATTGAAGAAGGCGTAAAGATTTGTTGGGGCGGTGCCTGGCACATCCCAGACATTTGTTGTTGGACAGAAGACATGGAGGATGCACGAGAGGAGTATGTTGACTTACGTCGATCTCAAAAAAGACGCATTTTTATTGACGCACCACACTTCCAAATCGCATAAAAAGTAGATATATCTTATTATATCACATATGGTGGTGTTTTAAGAGAGGTGTGAATGGATGTAATCTATGTTGCCGAAGCGGTTTTCCGAATAATTAAGGAAAGACGTGATGCGGTGGCAGACTTGATGGTCTTCGGAAACGTCAAGTCTATGGAGCATTATCGTGAGCTTATGGGCAATCTTGACGCCCTAAATCACGTGGAACGGGAACTCAAGGGCCTGCTAGATAAACAGGAGCGATCCGATGACTAAGGATACAAAGCTAGATTTGAAAGCTATCGAAGAGGGTGTGAAAAACCTTGCCGAAGCTTACGCGGAAAAACCGCGACTAAACCCAGATATGATAGGTAAGTCCTTGTTAGAGCGACTACCCAGCCCCACAGGCTGGCGGATATTAATTCTGCCTTACCGTGGTAAGGGTAAAACCGAAGGCGGTATTTTCTTGCCGGATGATGTGCAAGAAAAAAGTCAGATCGGCACACAAGCGGGGTATGTACTAAAAGTCGGCCCGCTCGCTTATCAGGACACAGAGAAATTCCCGTCGGGTCCGTGGTGTAAGGAAAAGGATTGGGTAATGTTTGCCCGATATGCCGGTTCCCGTTTCACCATTGACGGGGGTGAAGTGCGAATACTCAACGATGATGAGATATTGGCGACCATAATGGACCCTGAAGACATCCATCACATCTAGAGGTAAACATGAGTGACGAAGCCCAAATGGACTTGGACTTACCGGAAGAAACGGTAGTCGAGGTCGAAGCTACAGAGGCCCCGGAGGTTGAAGTAGTTGAAGAACAAAAAGCAGACGACAATTTTGACAAAGCGCAGACTTCTACACAGAAGCGCATTGATCGTCTTACCAAGAAAATGAGAGAAGCCGAGCGTAGAGAGCAGGAAGCTATCAACTACGCAAAGCAGGTTCAGAACGAGGCGCAGACGCTCAAGCAGCGTATGGATGCTTTGGACACGAGCTATGTGTCGGAAGTTCAAAACCGCGTAAGCTCTCAGATACAGCAGGCAGAAGTTGCCTTGAAGCAGGCTATGGACGTCGGCGATAGCGCAAAAACAGTGGAAGCGCAAAAGGCTCTGACCGCTCTTACGCTTCAGCAAGAAAGAGCGCAGCAGGCGGCGGTGGCGGCAGATCGTCAAAGACAGCAGGCTGAATACTATCAAGCGCAACAAGCGCAGTATGCTCAACAGCCGCAACAACGGCAGCAAGCTGCTCCTAAACGCCCCGACCCTAAAGCAGAGCAGTGGGCGGTTAAAAATAGCTGGTTTGGACAAGACGAGGCCATGACATATGCGGCCTTTGGGATCCACAAGAAACTCGTCGAGGATGAGGGGTTTGACCCGCAGACAGATGATTACTATAATGAGCTTGACAAGCGTATTGCGGTTGAATTTCCGCATAAGCTTTCCGGCAATAGCAAACGACCCGCTCAGACGGTTGCTGGAGCCTCTAGAACATCAACTGGGCGCAGTAATGGAAGAAAGGTTCGTCTCACCCCGAGCCAAGTCGCAATAGCGAAAAAACTGGGTGTGCCGCTTGAAGAATATGCGAAATACGTGAAGGAGCAATGATTATGACTGAAGAAACCAAAGCAAAGACTACGGTCAACAGAACTTCTCGCGCCAACCAAACCAGGGAGAAAAAGGCTATTAGAAAGCCTTGGGCTCCCCCGTCTATGTTAGACGCACCACAAGCCCCAGACGGCTTCAAACACCGTTGGATCCGTGCAGAGATGCGTGGTTTTGACGACACTAAGAACGTTAGTGCAAAACTTCGGGAAGGTTGGGAACTTGTTCGTAAAGACGAGTACCCTGATTTTGAACTTCCTGTCATTGAGTCTGGGAAATACGAGGGTGTGTTCGGTGTAGGTGGACTAATTCTTGCACGATTGCCTGTAGAAACCATTGCAGAAAGAACTGCTTATTTCGACTCTAAGAGTCGCGACCAAATGCAAGCGGTGGACCACGACATGATGCGCGAGAACTCTCATTCAACTATGACGATTAGCAAACCTGATCGTCAATCTCGTGTAACTTTTGGCGGCCCCAAAAACTAGGGCTGCTCTAATAGGAAAGAACTAAAATGGCAAATGCTAATACTGCCTACGGTCTCCGTCCTATCGGGCTTGTTGGAAGCGGTGTAAACTCTACTGGTGTAACTCAGTACGAGATTGCTTCTAACAACACGAACCCCATTTATCAGTACTCGATCTGTGTCCCGACTTCTGCCGGCGTCATCGATCATGCTGGTGCGACATCGGGTGGCACTGTCCAACCGTTGGGTGTTCTGATGGGTGTGGAATACGTAGATTCCGTAACAAAGAAACCAGTCTTTGTTAATTACTGGCCCGGTTCAAACAGCGTAAGCGTTGACACAAACCATCCTGTCAAAGCCTTCGTTGCGGACAACCCAAATCAACTGTTCAAGGTTGCGTCTGACGCTTCTCTCACAGACCGAGCAACTGCTCTGACTGGAGTTTTCGCAAACGCTTCTCTCGGCACTTCGGCTCGTACGGGCAGCGCAAACACTGGAAGCTCTAACTCAGCGCTTTCTGTGTCTTCGATTGCTACGACGGCTACTCTTCCACTGCGTATCGTTGGTATCCTCGATGACGAGGCTAACAGCGACTACACTGCGGCAGGTATCCCGCTGATTGTGCGTCTGAACGTTCACTTCAACTCCAACGCTGGTGGTTTTGCTTCGCAAACTACTGCGATCACAACCGGCATTTAAGGGGAATAAATAATGGCTATTTCTCGCGCCCAGCTAGCTAAAGAGCTGGAACCCGGTCTAAACGCACTGTTTGGATTGGAATATGATCGTTACGAGAACGAACATGCTGAAATCTTTGAAGAAGAGTCTTCGGACCGCGCCTTTGAAGAAGAAGTAATGCTCGGTGGCTTCTCTACTGCACCGGTTAAACCGGAAGGCAACGGCATCACTTTTGATGACGCTCAAGAGACGTACACAGCTCGTTACACTCACGAGACCATCGCACTTGCGTTCTCGATCACAGAAGAAGCTATCGAAGACAATCTTTATGATCGTCTGGCTTCTCGCTACACCAAAGCTCTGGCCCGTTCTATGGCTCAGACAAAGCAAATCAAGGCTGCTTCTATCCTGAACAATGCGTTCAGCACAGCAAGCCCTGTTGGCGACGGTGCAGCTCTGTGTTCAGCGTCTCACCCGTCTCTTTCGGGTAACCAACGCAACCTTCTGTCTGTTGCAGCAGACCTCAACGAAACTTCGCTTGAGCAAATGCTGATCGACATTGCTGGTCTAACTGACGAGCGTGGTCTGAAGATCGCGGTTCGTGGCATGAAACTGATTATCCCGAAAGAACTGCAATTCGTTGCAGAGCGGATCGTCAACTCTTCGCTGCGTCCGGGAACTGCGGACAACGACACGAACGCTATGAAATCTATGGGAATGATTCCAGACGGTATCTGCGTCAATCACTTCCTCACAGATAGCGATGCGTTCTTCATCAAAACTGATGCGCCTAACGGCTTCAAGTACTTCAACCGTTCGCCAATCAAAACGGCAATGGAAGGTGACTTCGACACCGGTAACATGCGCTTTAAAGCGCGTGAGCGTTATTCCTTCGGTGTTTCCGACTGGCGTAGCGTCTTCGGCACACCGGGCGCTGCATAAGCTCCGGCGGTTTTTATTTGGGAAGGGGTGGCCGGACGCGGCTGCCCCTTTCTTTTTTGTAAAACACAAGTTATGATGATTTATCCCTGACAGTCGCATGGTGCGGCTGACTTAGCCCGACAGGAGATTTCATGGCTACTACTACTTTTTCAGGACCAGTTGTATCTAACAACGGTTTCACCGGCTTCGTTCAAGTCACCACTTACACCGTCGCTACTCTTCCAGCTGCCGCCGCTTCAAATGCGGGTGTTGTAGCGTATGCCTCTGACGCCCGTAAGGCCTCAGAAGGCGTAGGTAACGGCACAGGCAACTTGGTTTTCTCGGATGGTTCTAACTGGATCCGCGTAGACACAGGCGCAACAGCTGCTGCATAGGGAGTTAGCTAATGGCTTCGAATCCTTCTTACCGTACAGCGGACGCGACAGCGCCCGCTCATACGGCTAATGCTGTAACGAAGAGCGACAGTACTACCTTCAACCCTACCCGGGGTGTTTATGTCGGGGGTGCTGGTAATATCAAAGTTGACATGGCGTACTCTGGTACGGCCATTACCTTTACCGGCGTGTTAGCCGGCAGCTTTCTTCCAATACAGGTTACCCGTATTTACTCAACAGGAACTACGGCGACTGACATGGTGGCGCTGTATTAAGGCGACAAAATGAGGCTTGGACTAAACCTATCTATGAGTATGGGCCAACTGGTCCTGTCTCTAGGCCGAAAATTCTATAACTTGCTGGCGGGAGAAGAAGCCGCCAGCAACACCAACGTCTTCTACAAC